GATATCAAATCATTCTTCGAGGATGCACAAGAAAATGATAATAAGGTATCAGAAGGGAGCAATAAATGAGTATTAAGCACATTATCTTATGCATTGAGTTTGTATTTCTTGCAGTTCAAATCATAATGGCTAGAGCTGCATACAAATCTCCGTTAAAGTACGGAAAAACTGCCAAAATCGTGAATATTTTAGCACTTATCGTTATACTGCTGTGTAGCATAGCAATCATAGTTTTAAATATTATGGGGTGAGGTGGCACGAATGTTCAGAATAATGAGTAGAAACAAATACGATAGCCTAATCAGGGAGAATGCAGAGCTTAAAAATGCAAATGCAAATCTTGAAGATAAACTGGATCAGCTTAAAGCAGAAAAAGCTGTAAATAGCAAGTATAAATGCGGAGAATATTGTCGCGCTTGTGAGAATGGATACGAGATACCGAGCTATACCATAGATCGTGCTTACGTATGCTTGCTGAATACAGAATGCGAATCCTTTGTAAAACGTAAAGAATGAGAGGAGTTGAATATTATGCAGATAATGATAATTAAGAGTGTTTTATGTGTTACTCTGCTTTTGGCTATGCTTTCTTACTACATAGGCCCCAAAAGGACTAGAACATTATTTGGTGGATTATCTCGCTGATACTTTTGTGGGTTTTGATTCTTTTATAACGTTATTGTTTTTTATAGGAACGAGTTGTAAAAAAACCAAAAGAAAAATACAGATACTCGCATGTTAGCAGGAGAGACTATGATAAACGGTGAATTAGTGGTAGACAACTTTGCAGGTGGTGGTGGAGCTTCAACAGGAATAGAGATGGCAACAGGGGTAAGTGTTGATATTGCAATCAACCATGATCCAGAAGCTATCAGAATGCATCGAACTAACCATCCAACTACAAAACATTATTGTGAGGACGTTTGGCAGGTAGATCCAGTAAAGGCTTGTGGCGGACACCCAGTTGGGCTTGCATGGTTTTCGCCAGATTGCAAGCATTTTAGCAAGGCTAAAGGCGGAAAGCCAAAGGATAAATTCATCCGTGGCCTTGCTTGGGTGGCTTGCAGGTGGGCCGGACTAGTTAGACCTAGAGTGATAATGCTTGAGAATGTCGAGGAATTTAAAACATGGGGGCCGCTTAATAGACGGCATCACCCTATAAAATCAAGGTCAGGAGAAACATTCAAACGTTTTATCAAGCAACTTACAGATTTAGGATATACTGTAGAGTTTCGCGAACTAGTCGCAGCTGATTACGGTGCGCCTACAATGCGTAAAAGATTCTTCTTAATTGCCAGATGCGATAATAAGCCAATATTATGGCCTGAGCCTACACATGCTCCATTAGATAGTGAAGCGGTTAAAAAGGCTATTTTAAAGCCATATGTAGGGGCATACACACAATTAGACTTTTCAATTCCATGTCCAAGCATTTTTGACACATCGGAAGAGATCAAAAAGAAGTATGGTGTTCGTGCAGTCAGACCATTAGCTCCAAAAACAATGCAGCGGATTGCGCGAGGCATTCAGAAATTTGTTGTTGATAATGCCGATCCATTCATTGTTGAAATCGGATATGGCGAATCTAAAAATCAAAAAAGCCCAAGAGCATACAGTGTAGAAAAGCCTTTGCATACTATCGTTGCAAAAGACAAGAATTTCCTAGTAGCTCCGATCCTAACCCAGTATCATTCGTATGAAAATGACAGTATTCGTGGACAGGGCATCAGCGAACCAATAATGACTGTAGATAGCTCAAATAGATACGGACTTGTAACATCTTTCTTGAGCGAATTCTATAAGACCGGCATCGGGCAGGATGAGCGAGAGCCATTGCATACTGTAACAACGTCAGCTGGTCATTTTGGAGAAGTCAGAGCTTTCTTGATTAAATATTATGGCAATAATGATGGCCAGAATATTAAGCAGCCCCTAGACACCATAACAACACATGATAGATTTGGACTTGTTACAATAAAAGGTGTAGATTACCAAATCGTAGACATAGGACTTCGCATGTTGGAACCGCGCGAGTTATATGGATGTCAGGGATTCCCCGATGATTATATCATTGACCATGATTACTCTGGCAAATCATATTCTCGGTCAGAGCAAGTTAAAAGGTGTGGAAATGCGGTGTGTCCGCCAATTCCTGCAGCACTGGTAAGAGCAAATCTCCCGGAGATGTGTTTGCGACAGAGAATGCCAAACATGAAGGTTAGAGAAGAAGAAACTGGACAGCTCAAATTCGCATAAGGAGGAAATATTTAAAAGATGAATAAGTACAATGAACACGTCAAGGAATCTATTGATTATTTTAACCATGAATTGGAATACATGAAGCACCGAGTTTGTAACTGCGATATGCAGACAAGTTTGAGAGTTGGAAGAGAAAAAACTGCTTACGAAGCAGCAGTAGAATGCTTAAAGAAGCAGCTTCCGCAGCTACCAGTTAAAGCAACTCACGAGTCTATCATCCATGAAAACAGAGGTGATCAACCACACACATGGAGAGAAAGCCACTGCGAGTTGTGGGAATGCCCGTGCTGCGGAAACACAGTATGGAGTGGCATAAGTATTGCAAAGAAATCAGCATATTGCTCAGATTGTGGGCAGAAGATTGACTGGGAGGACATTGAGAATGGGAAAATCAATTGAATACATCAAGCAGAGACTACCTGATTGCAAATTTGATTCAATGTATGAGATGGATATATATGAAATAATTAAAAAAGATAGTGGCAATAAAATCTATGAATTAAAGACAAAAAGCGGAAACCTCATTAATGAAGTGTACTACGACAATGATGCTGATTTTAACTACTACACAATGAGTAGCAGCATTAACGACGGCACATTGTTATTTATGTACGATGTAGCAAGTGATGTGCTTCTAAGTGTACTCAACTGTAAAACATACAATACAAAAGTACTAAAAGAAGTTCCAGAAAATGAGGATTATTTTGATTCACACCATTTCAAGTATACCATCGGAAACGTTGTATGCTGCTCAGAACACGGAGATAAGTTTTCTTCCGAAGAAAAACCTTGGATGAAATCGAGATTTACAGCTTTTTTACCAATCAAATTTGAAGTTGTTGAATCAACTGCTGCTTTGCAAAAGCGAAAGGAATAATAATATGTATTACATGGACGATGAAGATTATTTCGGGCCGAGCGAGTTTGACGCAAAAATCGAAGAACTTAAAAACGAGCTTCGGGAATCTGTAAAAAAGGAAGTTAAGGACGAACTTGAAAAACTGCGTGAGGAAAACAAAAAATTGCAGGGCATCAAGGAAAATTTTGAATCCATAAAGGAAGATTATGAGAGAAAGAAAGCAGAGTACAAAAGCGCAATAAAAAAGGCCGGAACCAAAGCTGCACGAGCTAGGCTGAAAACGTTAATGGAACAATTTAAGGTTGTTACGTGGTCGGTAAAATGGGACTACCAGTACAAAAAGAAATGTAACAAATGCGATAAGGACAGAAAAAACAAAGTGACATTACCATCCGGAAACGTGGTATACGATGATTGCAAATGCGGAGAACGCAAGAAAACATATCAGCCGAAAGAAAACCTGCTATATATGCTTAGTGATACTAGTGGAGAGATTACGGGCTGGTACAAAGAAGTTGCAGATGGGTATTTCTACACAGTTGGTCGTAGTGCATATGCAATAGTGGATCACAACAAAGATTTCAAAGAATTAGAAGAAAGCTTGTGGCATACATTCTTCACAACAGAAGAAGAATGTCAGGAGTTCTGCGACTACATGAATAAAAAAGAAGAAAATTCTGGATACGATTACGACTTGGCAGGAAAGCTAATTAAGGCTAGAGAGGTGTAAAAATATGGTTAAAACAATTTTTGATGATCCGTCAGGCATCTTAACATTGATACACAATTGTGTATTTATAAAAGATGGTGAAGTATGGTACAGGGATTTTGAACGCGAAATTCCACTTATGGAGCTTGCACGGAATCTTAACAAAGCATACGGCGATTCTGAGGCATCAACGATGAATGATGAAGCATTTAGTGACAAAATGTATGACGATTTGCAATTTAAGCCAGAGGAAGATATTGATAGTTTTATCGCCACTTTTTATATGGCACTTGTTGGAATGGCAGAAAGCCGAGAACGCTTAAAAATATGCGAAACAACAGGATTGCCAACAACTGCATATCCAGAAGTACTACAGGAATGTATTGATACTTACGGAGCGGATAAACAAATCGACCAGGCGATCGAAGAAATGAGCGAGCTGATAAAAGCGCTGCTTAAACATCGCCGCAAGACAATTCAGCTGGAGGGTGGAAATGTAAATCCAACGCCTGACACAGACCTGGCAAAAGTCAGAGCAGATATTCTTGAGGAAACCGCTGATGTTATTATAATGTTGACTCAAATCATTATGATTTTTGGTGGCAGAGATTTTGTTGAAAGAATAATAGAATCAAAGGTTTACCGCCAGAAAAAGCGCTTGAGAAAGGAGACAGATGGTCAGGATTATTGAAACAGAAAACGTAATAACTTGCCCTGAATGCAATGCAAATCTAAGTTACGGAGAAGCTGATGTGTTTTTTAACAAACTAGTCTCCTGTGAGCACAAAAGTTACTACAATAAATGCGTAATGTGCCCCTGTTGCAAAAATAAAATTGTTGTTGCAGATGGCGCAGTATTTGTTGAGCCGACAGACGTAAATGGCGTCCCAATAGACACAGATGGTATCTTAATATACACAGATGATGTACTGATTACAGATATAAGAAGAAAGGAATAACGAATGCCCGGTAAACCGGGTTGATGCGCAGTGATCTGTGGTGGCGTATCAGAAAATTTAAACACCGTGGCTGAAAAGGTGTGCAGTGGAAACGCTGCACACGCAATTGATAGCAAGCGAATTATGATCCACAATACATGCATTTGAGACTCAAAATAATGAATAAGAAAAGGAAAAGGTGATATGAAGATTAAAAACCTTGAAAAATTTATTAGGAAGATTCAAAAATCTTTTTCAAAGGCAGGAATAACTACAGTAATAGAAAAAGGTCTTCCCCCTTATGACGCTTATGAAATTCATTCGAAATTCAGAGATTTAACAATCAAGGTTGCAATTATTTATGACGAAAAAATGACAGCTTTTTACTTTTATAGGGACGGGCTTCACCACTGCGACATTACAATTTATTCGACTTATTTTGATACACAGAAGCACCTCATTGAAGCCCTAAGATTGATTGCAACTTCAAGTTGTAAAGTAAGATAAAACACTATCCCTCACGGTAGCCTAACGGCTTGCAGGTTCGACCCCTGCAGAGGGAAATTGGGTTTGCGCAGACCTAGTAACTATCAACTAAGCACAGAATAGAAAGGAAACGAAAATGAAGTACAGCAATTATATCACCTACTCGTGCGGTACCGATTCGCTCAGATTGGAGACAATCAATGGAGAGCCTTGGTTTTTTGCAACCGATCTCGTTAAGTTGCTTGAAGGGAAAGCTGATCATACAGCATACAAGATGAAGAAAGTTCCAGACCATGAAAAGAAGCTTGTAAAAAGACAAGTGAAATCTGGTGTGCGCAACGTGTACCTAGTGGACCAGTTGGGATTTACAACACTATCAAGTGAATCAAAGTGCAGCAAAGAACGTGTTGAAGAAATCCTTGATTTAATGTTTGATGCTATCTGGATGGTAAGAACAAAATCTCAACCTTTTGATGCTGCGAAAAGAGAGAAAAAGTGAGGCTTTAATCATGCAAAAAGCATTCACAATTAAACAGCCAGAAGAAGTTACAGAGGTGCAGGAAATTTGGGAAAAGCTCAAGAAGCTTGAAGAGCTTGAAGCCAAGACACTAGAAGCCGAGAAAGCAGTTGAGGCAGATGTTGAAAACACAGATTTAGATAAGGCATGGGGCGAAGCTTACAACGAGGAATACAAGCAGTATAGCGAAGTTGCGAAACTAATTGCTGACTTAATCAACATAGACACCTACACAGCAAAAAGCATGATTGTAAATTACCGTGACCAGTTAAAGAAAACACTGGGACTTGGCATGACAGTGAGGAGGATATAAAAAATTATGCTGAATATTTCAGAATGCGGTGGCTTTACAGTCGCTCATAAGCCGCTGTCAGACAGTACTCTAAAAGGTATGAGAAAAGAAGAACTAATTCACCTTATCAGAGCCTTAGAAAGCAACTATGAGGCTGTCAATGAGCGCAATAAAAACCAGTTGAAGTATATTGAGACTCTAAAACGAGAGATTGTAAACGATAAAAAAACAAGAACCATTTTAAATAATTCTAGTGTATGGAGGGGAAATGAGCAAAGAGACAGAAAACAGGCTGAAAACCGAGCTTGATAAGCTTGATGAGCTTGCAGCAAAGGGTGTACACCTGTTTGGAGAATACATGAATGACCCAGAGAGTGAAGTAAAGAAGAGCGCATATCATGAAACATGCATGATGTTCAATAATCAGTTTACAGATTGTGCAGTCCTTCTCAGAGATTATGGATATGCCCCAGATTTTGAAAAAGCTGTCAAACTGCTTAGAATTGTGGGCGCACATAGACTTTCTAACGCGATTTGACGGTTAGATGCAGGGAGGTGAGGAAATGTTTTGCATAAAAGGGCAGGGAGTCAACAGCTTGGGCGATTTGCCAGAGGAGAACCACGAATAAACGGCAGAAGAAAGAAAGGAAGGTGGTAAAAATGACAAGAAAAGAGCTGATAACTCAAATCAAAAACAAAGGCTATGAGCCTAGAGTAAAAAACGTTGTGAGCTTGCTAACTTCTAATGGTGAAGGCGATGCAGTTACGCTAATCATCTCTTTGTATGATGATTTAAATGAGCTAATGGACGTAAAAAACAAGAACGTATCTTCAAAAAAATACTTTGATGATGAATGCCTGAATGAGGCATTTAACGATTTTGTTTCTATGAGAGTAAAGATTAAAAAGCCCCTAACCGCAAATGCCTTGAAGAGAGCAATAGTCAAGTTGGAGAATCTATCTGGTGGAGACATCGAGCTTATGATCAAGATTTTAAACCAGTCTGTTGATAACTGCTGGGTAGGACTTTTCCCACTGCATGATGCTGGCTATAGCTTTAAGGGCAAGCAAAATTCACAGCGTTCACAACTTGATGCAATTTTGGGAAGTATTACGGATGACTAAAAACGAGGCTAAAAAGTTAATGGCGGTAATGACTGTATCATATCCAAACTACAAAATTGCAGATATAGAGCTTACTGCCACTACATGGGCAAATATGCTATCTGGCTATACTTACGAGCAGGTTAGTGCAGCACTCAAAGCATACATACTTTCAGAAAACACAGGCTTTCCACCGTCAATCGGCCAAATTAACGAAAAGTTAGTCGCTTTGAGTCAAGCAGACACGCCTACGCCATTGGAAGCATGGTCTTTGGTTCGGATAGCTGTCAGAAACAGCACATATCATGCTGATGACGAGTTTGCCAAACTCCCACCAATTATCCAGTCAACAGTTGGAAACGCAAGGAATCTGGAAGAATGGGCGAAGGGACAAGCAACTCAGTTTGAGACAGTTATTCACAGCAATTTTTTAAGAACATACTCCGCAGAGATTGCGAAGCAAAAAGAATGTCAGAAGTTGCAGGGAAAGGTTTCAATTGCATCCGAGCAACCTGAGTATTTGCCGGAACTAAATATATAAGCAAAGCACAGTTTTATAGACTATTTTAAATTATAATGAGCTTTAATACATTAAAATAGTCTACTACCTAGAAGGAGGCTTTATGACACGAGCACAAAGGAGACGGGCTGAAAGAGAAGCAAAAAAAGGAAACAAAGTCGTAGAACAGCGAATCACAGGTGCGGAAGAAAGCATAAGAATTGCTTTGTTAAAAGAAAATATTGCACGAGACGTTGATCGCAAGCTTTATGACAAATACTACCAAAAAGCAAATAAAGACGCTGTGGACAACATATACAGCATCATATTAACATCATTTGGACTTGCCCTGGCAGATACTTGTCCTAATTGGAAGGCTGAAGCAATCGCCAAACGAATACAGAAAACAATGGACTACGTTGACAAATTCTCAAAGGAATACGACGGAGACATTGAACGTTTTATGAAAGAACTCGAAGATAGAACTGGATTCTCATTTGAGATAGATTCTGTAAGCAGAAAGGATGAATAGTATGGATTTTTTAATCGGTTTAATAGCAGGACTATTATTTGGCGGAATTACTGGTGTGCTTGCAGTTGCTTTGTGTACTGCATCAAGCGCAAATGAAACCGATAACGAAAGAAAGAGGGAAAACGATGAGAATTAAGCATTTGAAGTTAGATAATTTTTGCAGTTTTTACAACGGAAAAGCTATAGACACAGATTTATACAATAAGACAGAGGTATCTGGATGTAATGAATCTGGAAAAAGCACAGTTAAGAGAGCTATTTTTTGGGTACTGAATTGCAGGGGTGAGAACGGCGAAGAAATTACTGGAATCAGGCCACACGATAAATTGGGTAACGAGATTAACGATATCGAGGTTACAGTCGAGATGACCGTAGAACTTAACGGTTCCAGTAAGACGTTTAAGAAGGTTTCTCGTCAGAACTATGATAAAAGGGGCAACTTCACAGGTAATGTTATTGACTATTATATCAATGACATTCCTAAAAAGAAGTGTGACTATGAAGATTTTATCGCAGAAGAATTGGTTCCTGTGAGCGCACTTTCAAACTTGATCAACGCTAAAACACTCTTGTCAAAAAGTGCCGCCGACTGCAGATCAATCTTGGAATCCACCTTTGGAACGTGCTCCAATGCAGAGGTTTGTGAACGTTTTCCGGAGTTCTCCCCTCTTCTCCCACTGCTGGATGATGGCAGCGTTGATGAGTTAAAATCAAAATTTAATACTATGCTGAATGGCAGACGCGGAAGGAATGGCACTAAAGGACTGCTTGATATTCGCAAAGAGTTTCCAAGCCGCATTGATGAGGTGGAAAAACAGAAAATTGTCATTGATGAAGCCTTGATAAACAGTCAGATTGCAGATATTGAAAGCAGACTGAAAAATAGCCAGAGTAAACAAGCTGATGTGCAGAAGGCATTTGATGAGCAACGTGCAATTCAGGCACAAATTTATAAGCTGAAGCAGGAACAATTAAAGGTCACTGATGACGCTAATGCCGAAAACAGGAAAAGAATTGCCGATTTAGATGCTCAGATTATGGCAGCAAGGGAAGAACTTTTCCTATCCAACAGTAGTTTAAATGCCAAAGAGCATGAATTGCACCAGATTGACTCCGAGATTCGGGATCTTGAAACTAAGCGTTTGAAGCTTTCAAGCGACTGGAAAAGCAATAAAGATATGCAATTTGATGAAAATTTGCTGATTTGCCCGTATTGCAAGCGTGAATACCCATCTAATCAGCAGGATGAAATGCGAAAGCATTTTGAAGAATCGAAGGAAGAAAAGTTGCAGGAAATCACAGACGATGGAATGAAATGTAAAGAAGCTATTGATGCTTTGCGCGAAAAGTTCAATGCTGCAGATGCAGAGCTTTCTGCCCTTCGTGAAGAATCCAATAAAAAGTCAAAAGTTGTCGATGATTTAGTTGCGCAGAAAAAAGCTATATCCACTGTACCTCCAGCAGAACCAGACGAGGCAGCAAAAGCCAGATCTGCAGAAATTGCAAAGCTTGAAAGCCAGTTAGAAGCAAATACTGCAAATGCAACGTTTGCACAGCTCAAGGCAGAAGAAAATAATCTTCAACATCAGTTATCTGGCTTAAAAGCAGAGCTTGCAAAAACCGAAATCAATGTCAAGATTGACGCAAGAGTTGCAGAGCTTAACATCGAGCGCCGAAAGAATGAGCAACTAATTGCAGATACGCAGGCACAACTCGACTTGCTCAAACGCTTCAACATTCGCAAGCACGAGCTTTTAGAAAGCAAAGTAAACGAGTATTTAGAGTACTGTCAAGTGAAATTTTTCAGACAGCTTGTGAATGGCGACCTAGAAGAAACGTGTGATTTCTGTGTAAACGGTGAACCATACGCTAGAAACCTTAATCACGGTGCAAAAATCTTAATCGAGACAGATGTTTGCAAGGCTTTTCAGAAGAAATACGCTACTACCCTTCCTATCATCGTAGATGACTCTGAATCTGTTGATAATTGGAAGATACCGGATATGGATAGGCAGCTTATTATTCTCAAAAGAACTGATTCTAAAGAGCTAACAATCAAGGAGTCATGATGTGATCCGTGAAATTACACAAACTTACCCAGTCTAAGCTTGATGATTACAAACTTAGAAGTAATTTCACGGAGGATGAAGAGATAACGTTTGATATGTTGTCTAAAGGCAAATCTATCAGCGAAATAGCAACCCGGTTATCTGTGTCAACTAGGACGGTTGATCGCAGGATTGCCGATATAAAATCAAAAATCAACCAACTATAAATAGTCCCCTGGTATTTATAATGCTAGGGGATTTTTACAACATTTTTTAACATTATTTTACTGTAAAGAAATGTCACACGTATAACCTTAAAGATATTTTTTATAACTTTTTAGTTCTAACTATTGACTTTTTAGTTCTAATAATGTATCCTATAACTGAGAAAGAAAAAAACATTATTTTACTGTAAAGAAATGTTAAATTATGTTAAGAATTGTAAAATAATGTAGAATAATGTAATCACAAAGGAGGTTTCACAATGAAAGTAATATGCATTGCAAATCAAAAAGGCGGCATTGCAAAAACCACAACAGCCACTACACTTGCGTCGATTTTAATGTCGCAAGGCAAGAAGGTCTTACTGGTTGACGCTGACCCACAGGGTAACAGTACGGACACTTATAGAGCAGTGTCCAAAGATATGGCAACTCTCTACGATGTTATTTTAGACATCGAAGATCCACTTCCAATTGCGGAAGCTATTCAAAAAACAGAAATAGGTGATATAGTTGCATCCGATCCAGAACTGAAAACAGCAGATCAAAGATTCCCAAGCGATGGGAACGAATATTTTAGATTGAAGGATGCTCTTTCTGAATTAACCGGTTATGACTATGTTATTATTGATACAGCTCCGGCAGATAATAAGCTGCTAAAAAACTGCTTAATTGCTTCTGACAAGGTCATCATTCCTGTCACTGCAGACCGCTATGCCATTCAAGGTCTGTCAGAGTTGAATAGAACCCTCACAGGTGTAAAGAAAAGAAATAATCCTAACCTAGAGGTTGCAGGACTCTTGCTGGTGAAATATAAGAGTCGTCAGCTCCTCGCCCAGGAAGTTAAAGCTTCTTTGGAAGAGATTGCCAAGCAGCTCAACACAAAGGTTTTCTGCACAACTATTCGTGAAAGCATTGCCGTACAAAAGGCACAGGCAACTAGAACAACCCTCATGAATTTTGAACCGAAGTGTAACGCTGCCATTGACTATGTGCAGTTCGCAGAGGAACTAATTAAGGAGTGATTAGAGATGAGAAAGAAAGATAACGCCACTACTACTTCTTTTGATGTGACAGCCGGCATTGATTTTGCAGATACTGGCGAAACTGAAATTCCAAGCATCCAGCCGGTGGGAAAAAAATCAGTTTTTGTCTCCGCTCCGGTTGATCCGAACAGAGTATATACGCCTGGATATAATCCAACTCCGAAGATTGGTCCAAATGGTGGGTATGTAGGACGCAGGGAAGTCCCTGCAGCTGAGCGTAAGATTCAGTTCAGCGTGTCGTGCACAGAATCACAAAAGGCAGCCTTTTCAGAAGCTGCTCGTAAGTCAGGCCGCACCCTAGCAGGATTTGCTTGTTTCGCCATTGAGGAATACATGCGGACACATAGTCTATAATTTTTTTACATTATTTGACATTTAAAAAATGTTTAATAAGGTAAAGAACTAGTTGGCCGTGAAAAAAATCAACTCAGCAAGGCAAATGAAAAATGCTGTACTACCGGCAAAACGGGTGGTACAAGGCAAAACAAATTTTATGCTGACCTAGCGGCGAGACGGGGAGAAATGAGGTTTATTATGAGAGAAGATGCTTTTACTGTAAATGTGTTTGAGGAGTACCGAGATCATGACGAGTACACCAAAACTTGCGACGAGATAATCGCCGTAAGCAAGGCTGCAGAAACGGAGTCCGAGGTTATAGCGGCTCTCGAAAGTGTCAATGTTTTTTTTGATGGGTGGGGTCTCTGCTACGACTATCTATCAAAGAAACTCACGACAGACGCTTGCCGTAAGGCATATATGGAAAGCATAAATAAGAACCTGCCACGAAGGGATTTCCGAATGGATAGAGAAAAGTACCTTCAGAAGGCAGGTTTCGCCTACTGGTTGTGATTGTGACCGAAAGATTATAAAAATCTCAGCAAGGCAAATGAAAAATGTGTCTAACGGGGCGCAGAAAGAGGACTATTAAGGAAGGAGGTATTTTGTGGAACGAGTAAACTTGATACCGTTTTACGCTTGCGCTATCGCGTTTGCACGCCATATACGATTAGATTTAGAAAACGAATATGGCAAGAATGCTGTAGCTTATTATAACGCTGCAAAGCAGAGCGAATATTACAACACTTTATTTTCGGAAGAACTGTCTCTACAAACAGAAGAAGCTTATAAAAAAGCACTCGGAATCGTCGAATATAGCTACACAGAAGATGAACAAGCACAGACTTCTTTGGACATTCTTTTTAAAAAGGGATACAGAAAGCTATACAACATTTTTAAAAGGCTTCCAAAAGACGAACCGCTTCATTTTGATAGTGCAATCGGAGAAATCATTTATGTAAAGCTTGCAAAGTCGGATCATGTTTCAGACGATAATTTTAATGGTAATTTATTTGCAGGCTATTACTTTTCAGATATGTGGCCACAAGAGTTAATACAAGAACGCAAAAAATGCGATGAATTACTTTACTTTATTGCAAACTACGGATATGATCCAGAACGCAGAATACAAAAGGGATTAAAGAAATATGACTGTGCCTTCCAAGAAAGAGCAAAATCATACATCAGTCAGCTTCCAAAAGATTTATTTAAGCAGATCCAGTTAGCGCCAAAAAATGACGAATTTGGATACACTACAGTGTTTGATATTGAATCACTTTCAAGTGTTTCTATTTTTTCTGAATTACAGTTCACACGTGAAGATCTGGAAGCACTAGCAATTGCTTATACGCACGGAAAAAGAGGAGGAGTACGTGAAGATTTCCTGACTTATGCAAAATATACGAGCTATATACTAGCTATGTGTAAGGCATATAAGCAGTCTAAAGAATACTACTTCCAACACAATCGCGAAGACGTGTATATTGAAGCAGAGAGCATTAAAAATGAATTGCTTCAAGCCAAATCTGCATTATCTGAATCTCAGGAACGCAGGATGTCTGAACAAAAAGCTTGTACTGAGCAGGTTCAGTGCTTATCTGATCAGATAAAACTGCTCAAGCAGAAGAATGATGCACTAAAATCCGAACTGCAAAAGGTAGAGGGTGAACGCAGGGAGCTTTATGCTTTACGAGAGCATATGTTTTCACTGAAATCTGATTCGGAAACCGAAATTGTAAATAAGCTATCTAAAGAGCAAATTCAGCAATTAAAAAACATTAGTGGTACAATTGTTGGAGGGCATCCAAACTTGATAAAGAAGCTTAAAACTTATCTTCCGGATTGGCAATATATCAGTGCAGGAAATGTCAGCACTGTGCGCAACGCTGCATTAAAAAAATCTGACTTTGTGTTCTTCGTAACTGCTCACCTGAGCCACAAACTGTATTATGCCATGATTGCACAGGCTCAAGATTGGAATGCAAAAATCGGATATTTGAGCCGTATAAATATAGATTATGCATTGCAAGAAATATATATATATATTAGTAAATAGCAGTATTTAACCTTATTTGACATTATTTTAAAGTAAAGAACTGTTAAATAAAGTAAAGAACTGCAGAAAGAAGGATATATATGAAGAAAGAATTTAATTTGCTTGACGAAAGCTGGGTGCGTGTATTGCTTCCAGATTATACCATTAAAGAAGTTTCACTCACGGATGTTTTCATTCACAGCCACGAATACATGGATTTGGCAGGTGAAACAGATACTCAAAATGTTGCAATGATACGGCTGCTTCTTGCAATTGCTCATTCTGGATTTGCAAGATTCGACTCAAACGGTGATGAGATTCCGCTTTTGAACAGGGATGAAGCAATCAGCCGTTGGAAAAGCTATTGGAATCTCAGTCATTTCCCAGAAGCGTTTTTAAAATATTTAGAGGAATACAGAGAACGTTTCTGGCTTTTCCATCCTGATGCTCCATTCTATCAGGCAAACGAAGCTAAAAAAGGTACCGCTTTTGGTGCTGCAAAGTTAAACGGAGAAATTTCTGAAAGCAACAACAAGGTACGAATTTTTGCAACAAGAAGTGGAGAAGCAAAAATGCAACTAACATATGCAGAAGCGGCTAGATGGCTTCTTTTTATCAACGGGTATGACGATGTTTCTGTAAAGCCAAGTAGGGCAGGTTTGCCTTCAATCAGTATTGGATGGTTGGGGCAAAATACTATTGTTTACGCAATCGGGCGAAATCTTTTTGAAACACTTATGATGAACCTAGTTCCTTTACAGAATGGTAATGGAGAATTGTGGCCTAAGCCTTGCCCGATATGGGAATGCTTGCCGCGATCCGATGAGCGCAAAAAGATTGATCCACCTTCTACCCCAGCGGAATTATTCACGCACCAATCGCGCAGGATATTTCTCAAGCGTGAAAATGGGGTTATAACCGGATTTAATGCATTGGGTGGGGAATTTTTTGATAAAGAACGTGTTACAGCTGAAACCATGGCACTTTACATTTTAAATAGTAACAGTGCTAAACCACTTCGCTTATTTAACGATGTTCTATTGTGGCAACTACTCGACAAGATACTTTACAACAATCAAGATACTGTTACATGGTTGCGCTTAATCGGAATTAGCAGCGCAGGCTTTCAAACTTGCGGAATGATGTATGACTCCAAGGCGATGAAATTTGTTGATGAATGTTCAAAAAGATTTACAGCAAATCTCGATCCTAACTTTGCAGATTACATATCTGTTGGCATTGAGCTGTGCCGTTATATCACAAATGAAATTGGCGTATTGTCATACAACATTCAGTTGGCTAGTGGCAAGCAAAATCCAACTGAACTTAAAAAATATGAGTTTTCTAGTGACCTGGATTTGATTTGGGCCAGATTTCTTTCGTCAAATGCCGCCGAATTTAAAATTTTCCAAAAACTAGTTAAGCGGTCTGCATTGAGCTTTTCCAAATCTTTAATTGATAATGCATCCCCGACATCATTTAGAGGTCGAATAGTTACGGTGAATGGCAAGGAAAAGTATTATTGCACAGCAAAGGCTTATAATTCTTTTTTATATTATCTCAACCGATTGATTCCAGAGGAATCCAATAGTCTTGAAACTATAGAAGAACATTTAAGCTCTTACAAGGCAGATCTTAAACCGAAGGAGGAAGGTGAGTAAATGGAAAGCAAAAACACATTTTCGAACATTGTAAAAACAATAATGTTTAAGAAAGAGATGGACGGAGTTCAGCTTGCAAAACTGTTAGGGTGTTCTCAATCTAACGTGTCCAAAAAACTTAGGTTAAATAATTTTAGAGAAAGTGATATACGTCAGATATCAGAAGCGTTAGGATACGACGTCTCTATCAAACTCACATCAAAGGACACAGGAGAGGAATTGCAGATGTTGTAATAGTGTATTTTACATTTCTTTACATTATTTAACTTTATTTGACAATAGTTGACATTTATTTACAGTAAAATATTCTTTAAAAGAGTTGTCAGTTTATCTGGCAGCTCTTTTTGTCGTTAACATGTCGTATCCCTGTCGTTTTTACATCTTATTTTTATGGCACAATACAGTCAGAATAAGAGGAAGGAAGGTGTGAATGATGTTTCCTGAATCATTTTTAACTAAAATATTTGAAAGACCAGATGTATGTATGATTCCAATGCAGTATCAATCAGCAATGATTCAGGCTATTGGAGAGGTTCTTGACGAGGAAGGAGTGGTGATACTCCCACGCGCGTTCTTGCGAACGGGCGGGGCTTCTTGAGACATGGTAGAACGCCTCAAAGGGCCATCACAAGCCCTCTACACCCTGTTACGAGCTTACCTTTAAGCCGTCTTTTTTGCGGCTATTTGTTTTAATTCTTCGATATATTTGGTCTTGTCTTTCGCACTGCTTACTTTGAACAGTGCGAAATATACAAGCTTCTGTTCCTGCCTGCGATGATGCAGCCATCGGTTCATACCACGTTTTCTTTGTGGTCTGGCGTGTTTTTTCTTGTGTTTCGCATGGCAGAGTACTTCTCTGGTAACTCGAATAACCGTTTTATTCGTGTAGGAGAAGTCACTGACAGTATCAAATGCATTCGGATACACCTTGCGAATGATATTTCCTGCGCCGTTGACATCCGCATTCAGAATCGTACCTTCCTTTGATTCGTACTGTCCACGGGAGATTCGTTTCCCTGAAAAATGATATTCCAGACAATCCCCTTCTTTGTAGACAGGAATCGGATCTTTGTCGATCAGACTTGCCTTGGACGTATACGATTCCTCTGTTTCAATGATCGGGATACCCGCCTTTGCTGCAACACAGGTCAGTATCCAGAAAAATCTTGTGTATGGAATACTGACAAAGTGCTGATTGTTACCGGAGCCAAGGTTGATTTCCTGCTTTTGGTCTTTGTTGTGTCCGCAGACGATAACCTCTACTTTGTTTTTCAGGCAGAAATCCACAATATAGTGAGCTGCCTTATAGAAAAAGTCGTCGATCCTGCAGGCTCTTTTCTTTGAGATACGGTTCAGTCTGGCAGAGTTTTTCACGGATTTCGTGGAATCCATCCCTTTTGTCAGTTCTGACATCAAAGCTGCACGTCTGCGGTTAAAGTTCTGATTGATGGATTTTAACCAGTGTCCGTCAATGATGAACGGAGTTGCCGAGAAGTTTGTCAGCGCGGTAAGAAAGTTGTCAAGCCCTGGATCAAGTCCGAGAATCCTTGTGGGATTTGTCGGTGCTTCCGGCATTTTGACGGCATCCTGAAATGTCACATATACCATATATCCGCCATAGCAGGGCTTGACTTCCGTTCTGACATAAGAACCTTCCGGCTTTCCAACACAGAGCGGCACCAGGCAGCGTGGAAATGTGATGTGCATTTTTCCTTTGATATCAGACCGCTTTGCAACCTGATTGGTAAAGGTAACGGTCGTATAAGGTGTCCTGATATATCCCGGCTGCTTTGGCTGTGCCTTAAATTTTCCGGGATTTTGACGATATGATGCCAAAAGTTCAAAGTGTGATTTCCAGTCTTTGAGGACTTTTCGAAGCACCTGCTGGTTTGCCTGTGACGGCATCGCATAGTAGTCAGGATTCTTTGTATTCTTCATCACCGCATCCAATGTCTCATATGTGAGCATCCAGTGATCGGACGTTGGCATGACTGGATGGTTTTTCTGTTTGTTTTCTATTCGCTTTTGGATCTTTGTGCGGGCCGGGTCGCTTGCAGGCAGACTCTGCAGCTGCTTCGTGAGTCGGTCAACATCTTTCTGAAGCTTTTCGTTTGCCATCTCAATACCGATACGTACAGTCTCTATGACCTCGTTCTCGTTGGCAGTGCGTTTATCCGGGTCTTTCTTCAGCCCGGTACGCAGGTTACGAATGATAAAGTTTGCTGAATTTCGCAGGTTTTTTGCAAGGTGAGTCTGGCACTCGAAATAAGATGCCAGCTTTGGCATCCTGTTCTGATCCACAAAGATTGATATGGTATGCATAAAAGGCCCTCCTTTTCAAAAACGTGAGAATATAGTTGACTACACTTATATTATACGATAAAATATAGGTAAAATCAAGCAATATGTAATTTTCTTGAATTGTTTTATTTTGAAACGAGAGAGGTACTATTATGAGAGCAAATAAGAATGGTGTCAACAAAGACCAAAAGGACAAAGTAAAGAAAGACGGGTACAACAGGGGACAGCATTGTGTTTACTGTCTTACCTATCATATGATTTTCGTCACACATTACCGAAAGCCTGTGATTAACGACGAAATGAGTGCTGCCATGAAAGAATTTTCGAATCATATGGCAGAGCAATTTCGTGGAAAAGTTTTATCCGCAGAGACAGACAGAGATCATATCCACCTGCTGGTATCACTGCCACCGAATACCAACATATCCGTCTTTGTAAGAAGCATCAAGACTCAGTTATCCAGAGAGATGCGCAAGCGTTTTCCGGAACAGATCAAACAATATATCTATGGGGACGATACCTCATTCTGGAGCCGCAGCTACTTTATCGCAACTACCGGAAGTGTTTCTCTTGAAACAGTAAAGCAATACATCGAATCACAGCGTTCTGAAGAACATCAGGCCAAGAAAAACCAACAATTCCAGAAGAAAACCCTGTTGGAATGATGGTTGCGTTGTTTGTAATCGGCGCATTCATCCCTCGGACGTTCTTGCGAACGGCCGGGGTTTTCTGCGCTGAATCATTATAATTAGGTACTGTGCATAAAATAAAGATCGCAGTACACGCACGACTTTAGGCAATGTGCCAGAAAGGAAGGCAGATGTACACAAAGATTCACACGCAAAAAGATGTTCTCCGTGAGCGATATCTTTATCAATCCGAACTTACTCCACTGGGATTTCCGAAACTGCTCCCAGTACATGCTGCTCTGAGTGGGCTTAATGCAGTATCATTTTGTGAGGCGGTGAAAGAAAAAAATCCGAAGAAGGCGCTTTGCCACTTTTTTATTGACGATGCGCGGTTCGAGCCATTATGGAATCAGCCGCAAAAGTATCTTCCAACACTTGAAAATTTTAAATACATATGCGCTCCTGACTTCTCGTTCTACGACTCTATGCCAAAGGTCGTGCAGCTGCATCAAGTGTACAGAAGTCGTGCCCTGGCATGGTGGCTATTTATGAACGGCTGTAACGTCATTCCAACTGTAGGTTGGGGAAACACAGAGACGTTTGAGTTTTGTTTTGAAGGGCTGCCAGAAGAGAGTACGCTGGCAGTCAGCACAAACGGCTGCTTTACCGATCAAGGCAAGGAGTGTTATCGACAGGGCTTCAAAGAAATGTGTTCTCGGCTCCATCCTGCAGAAATTTTAGTCGTTGGCCGCCCCATTGATGTGGACACAGACGTAAAAATCACGTATCGAGAATCATTCGGACAACAGCTTACAAGAAAGTTGAGAGGATGACATGGGCAGTAGAAGTGGAAAGAAGCACGAAATCAGCATAACAACCTATGTCGGCAGTTTGAAGCGCATCAGAACAGAGGAAACTGTCGGGAACATCACGGTCATAAGAACCGAATATAAACAGCAGAGACAGAAGCAGCGCCGTAAGAAAAGCCGATAGATTTTGACATTATTTTACTGTAAAATACTGTATAATAATGTAAAGTAATGTAAAATACTGTCAAGAACTGTAAAATAATAGGGATAGATTTGATTCTATCCCTACTTTTTAGCTATGCTCTAACATCATGTACAACTGGTGAAAGATCTTGGACTCTGCTTCCTATCGCTATAGGTGGCAACCATCTGATCACAAGTTTTCTGTTTCCTGCCTTTTCACTCCCTATCCAGAAATGATGCCAGTGTGCGGCGTACATGTGGAGTCTTTTTACTTCCTGCGGCAGAGGGTAGTGTATCAAGGTTTTGTTCATTTGCTTCTGTCTTGTTCTTGTATACATTGATTTCCCTAACGTTCCTTATTTCAGCTCCCACACGGTATCCTGCATCCAATACCTTAGGAATCCCCTTTGCACCAGAACGAGTATATTTCTTTCTTGCTTTCTTGTTTTCTTCATTCTCGACAATATCTACATTCTGTGATAATACAAACAGAATCATTTGTATTGTACTTTGAAATATTTCACGATCTTTTCTATATGTTTTTTCGAATTCCTCCGAAAACTGAGGTAGCCCCATTCTTTTATAGTTGTCAATTCCAGAAGAAATTGTATAGTCTATGCATTTTTGTAATTTATCGGACGACAGAGTTAAAAAGTAATGCGCCGACTCAATTCGATTTTCATCATCATTAAAGAAAAGTCTTTCAATCCTTAATTCGTATAGTTTAAACTCAAAATCGTAATTTAAATATGCGAATCTTGATTCATCGTCAACTTGAAAGCATAGACATTTATATGGTAAATGAAGTAGCATATCTACCGGAACTTTTTCTATTCCTTCCGTTTCTTTTAATTCATTGTAAAAGTCTTCATCAAAACGATAAATCACTTTTGATAAATCCCACGCTGCTATCGCTGAAATCAGCCCCGCAGTAGCATTTCTGAGCCTTTTGAAATACTTCGCATCCGGCTTTCCCATACGTACTTTGTGAAGCTCCATTAGTATTCCATCATTAGGACAGTACACAATATTTTCATCCCATTTCGCACCCTGCGCTTTAAAATCCTCAATCGCAGCCTTTATCTGGTCAGCCAAATCAGGTTCAGCCTTTAAGAATCCTTTGTACAGTTCTAGCGCCAGGATTCGTTTATTCTCAACTTTTTTCTTTCTCTTTGCCATTTTGTCTCCTATTTTCTTCCAGTGCCATTTTCACATCCTTTTCGGTCTTTTCAATTAGTAATTCTTACATTCTCCAGCCTTTATTTACGGTCAGGAGTTATTTGACACGTCTTACTTTCTTTAAGTATGTTTTTTATATACCTTTCCACTACTTTCTCTTCATCTGCTGTTAAATCAATTTCTTTAACAGATTTTAAATTGTCACGCATTACTTGATTTGCCCATTGTGGCCCCTCAAAGCACAGACATTGAAGCGTATGCAGTATTTTTTGTGACGCTATGTAACCAGGTGCAAGAGCCGGCATTCCTTTCAACATAATATTACGAGATGACGCAATAAAAAGTTTTGCCCCATCACCCGCAAATCTAATGCCCTTCGGATAAGTTGCAGGAATAAAATCGTTATTTCCTGTAATGCTACACATTCCGTTTGGTTCCAAACTATGAAGATAATAGTCTTTCCATTGCTTGTTTTGCCCGTCTCCTGATCGAAGAAGATTCAGGCAATATTTTTCATATTCTCCACTAAAACTTGCTCTTATCAATTCTTCCTGTGGAGCCATCACAAAACAAACAACAGTTTTTTCTTCTGGATAAGGAATCTTTTTTAGAAATCCTTGCAAAACATCCCTCATCAATCCTTTTTGAACAAATCTGTATACTGATTTTGCCAATTTGTCATCTACTTCAGAAATGTAGGCTTCTAATTGTTCCATATATTTATCGTGTTTTTCTTTGTTATAGTCTGCCGACAAATATTGCATATTGTCATGAATCGGATGTGGATTGTTTCCACTTGTCCTTGATTCAGATTCAATGGTGCATGGAATAGTAAAACGGTCTTTACCATTTAACATTGCCCCTATGTAATTTCCATTTTCATCAAGCAATACCTTTATATGTGGTAAAATTCTTGTATGGGCTATTGGGATAATATCCTCAACACCCATATCTTCATACACTTTTAGCAAATTTTCCCAATTCATATTTTCCCTTCTTTCTCCTCGCAACCGGTATGGCAGCATCTTTTTATATTCTTTTATAGCAATGGAAATAATGCGCAACTCTATGTTTTCGTGTTTCTTCTACCCATTCGCGTTCTCGTATTAAATTTACTGCCGTATCGTCGATTACGAAATCGCTTGTGATTGTAGTTTCTCTTCTATATCCGCACCACACTTGGATTTTATAATGGCAGTCGATTTTCGCTAATGTTTTCCACGCTTCTAATTCTTCCGCTGGCATTTGCATTAAATACTCTTCTGCGCAATTTTTCTGAAATTCTTCAATTGTAGCCCTTAACTTTTGGGTTCGTTCTATATTCTTATTTCGTATCTCTTCCTCTGTTGGCTCTTTCTCTTCCTCGTCTTCATCATCTTCATCGCCGGAAGCAAACTCAGCAGCAAGATCCTTTACCCAGTCCGGCCATGATTCCTCATGTTCCGGATACACTCTGTCGACAAATTTCCAAAAATCTTCGGCTACAGCTTGAACTGATTTTGTTAATGTTTTGTTCTGAAATCCAAAGCCTTGGTATACATTACATGTGTTATCCAGCAACCAGCCCCACTCCTTACGCTCTTTCGGCCAATCTTCCTCAGCAAGTGGCTTTTGTTGTACTACCGCTTCTAATACTCGTTTCATTTTTTCTTCGTTCATTTTTCTTTGCCTTCCTACCTCTTCGGTAGTTCCTTTCCTTTTGATAATTCTATCATATCACATTATGCGCATAATCTTTATTTTTTTAGAAAATGCACCAGGTTGCTAACCCAATGCCTAATTTATTTGTTATGCTATTCCACTTTTCTTTTCTAGGTCCGCGTTGATCAGTCCATTTATATACTCATTTATGCTCTCCCCCTCTCCGCTTGCTTTTTTGGCATTCTATTTTCCTTTCTGCGTCGTTGCGTTTCTCCGCAATTTCTATTTCTTATTTTTCCCTTTTTAATTCGTGGTATGCACCGGGTTGTGTAGCTTGCCCGGTGCCCGTTTTATATTATTTTATACCATTTTCTTATTGCTCGCTAAATATGTCCAATTCCCATTCCCTCAGGACTTCTTTTGGAATTTTTGTACCTCTGGAAAGAACGCTTAAAATGGCCAGATCAATTGGCAATCCGTAAGTTCTTCTATCGGCGTCGATCCAAGTAGAAGCCGATTTGAATCCCCGGATCTTTTTCGATATTGCATCAAAAAGTTGCTTTTTCTCCGCTAGTATTTCCTTTTTACTCGGAGCGTTATCCGGATCGTGAGTAGCGAATGCAGGATACATCTCCTTAAAGTTGTCAAGGAGGAACTTGTTGAATCCTCCTTGTTCGGCCTTCTTTGCTAAAGTTACTACAGAATACTTCATAGCTGTCCAACTAAACCGAAATCTTAGTGGCTGTAACGAATCCTCAGCCAATTGTTTTAATGCAGTTCTTCTCAAATTATTCGCCCATGCTATCTGTTTAGGGCTGCCTGATAATGGGACTTCATTTTCCCATTCGCTTACCATTTTGGTTACTTCTTCGCTTACTTCGTTCATATTTGCCCTTCCTTTCTTTACCAATATGCACTATTATAAGATAGCAGTACTGTTTGTATATTGTAAATATTGTACAAAATGTTTTATATTCTCCTATCAAATACTTCCATAGTACAGTGCAACCGCCATGCTGCCGAAGATCAGCACACCGAGTAGCAAGTCACCAATGCTCTTTGCTACTGCATCAAGCATTTTTTCATGTTTTTCTTTTTTTTCAATCGTTGCCTTGAATCCTCTTGACTTTTGGCAGAGAATAGCACGCTCTGCACTGCTGCGCATCTTCTCAATCTGCAGGCTTGATTCCCAGATTGCCTTCATTTTATCACCTCTTTCCGTGTCACGCAACCTTTTCAACAATAACAACCGCGGATGGCGGCGCTTCATATCTGAAAAAATCAGCTGCATTTTTAAACTGTGAATCCATCACCGGGATATATTCGTCTGGGTAGATATGAGCCGTAGAAAACTGAATGCAGCCCGGATTCTTTACGGATGCGTGCAATATGCGCTGCTCCGTGTATGTCTTGCCGTCAATTTCGTGCTGCACTTCCCAGTGTGCCACCACACCTGGTGTCTTTGCCGCCTCGAATACTTGTGCCCATGACACAAGGGCCACGGCGTCAAGGCTTGCAATCTCTTTCTCAAGCTTCTCCAGCTCATCACCGTGAGCCTTAAAAAGCTTTATATGCAGCTCTCGCGGCGCGGCACTGATAGATACTGTCTTTAAAATCATCGTTCGCCCTCGCTTTCTTCTCTCAACAGTTTCACAGCCTCCATCTGTGAGTGTTCGCCATACCACTTAACCGGCTTATGAAATGCCACTGCAAGCGCGGAAATCTCACCAGATGCACGCAAAAATTCACGCACCTTCAAAAAGTTCTGCATATGTTCTTCGTATGTATTCATGTTTTACCTTCCTTCCTTTTGTACAGTATCTATATTATTTTGTAGATATTGTTATTGTCATATAGCCATTTTTTATTATCTCCGTGATGCTTGCCAAATGTGGCAAGTAGTGCATGACGCCGTTTCGTGTAGCTCTCAAATCTTTTACCGGATCACCCCGGCACTACAGGGGTAACGGACCCCCAGACGGTCTTTCCTTTATCCTGTCAGTTTTTACCGTACTTGCCGCAGCTTTCCGCACCGCCTGACCTTTACAGCCTTTAACCTTTTTCGCTGGTTTCCATCTCGTATGCAATCGGTTGTGTTAGCAGATGCATAAGCTGCTAGATGTCCAGACGATTATACAGCTTTCTGGATCTCGTGCCGTTTGCGGACGTTAGCGCCTCCGCATTTGCGGTTGATGTTTTTCCCTTGTATTTTGACGGCGTCGCTCTTGTCTCAACCTCTTGCCAACCTCGCCGGGGTTTATCGCAGCACCTGCGCCGGGTATAGATCACTTATAACCGCATGGGTAGCCCTCACCGGAGGCGGTCACACCGCCCAAATAGCGTCCCCAGGTCGTGAACCTCGCCGCCTAAAGCGGAGAAACGCAAAACTTAAAATTCCTTAGCGTAGCTTTCAGCATCTGCCAGAGTCCGGCACAGCTTGCAAATATTACTGTATTCACCATCTACAAAAATCTGCACACTGTAACCATAACCGCGAAGTCTTGCCGGGTGAGTGTCGCCCAGCAAGACAATTTTTGTTGTGATCATCGCTTTCCTTTCTCTCTTTCAAGCCATTTTCCGGCCAATTCGCGTTCTTGCTCAGTTGCCTTTGTAATTTTTCCGTCTGGATATACGCGGAAGGCGTGCCACTTGTAAACCCCTACAAAATATACAACGTCTTCCTCACTCATGCAGGCGTAAAAATCCTTGTACATATCAGCACTGTAAAAATCAGCGTGTTCCTTTCCATAGCTCAGAACCTCGCCTGCAGTCTTTAAAAACTTGCCGTTTCCGGCATAGCACCAGCCGCGGCCGCTGTCCTTCGTCCAAATCTGGACGTTATAACGGAAACCGTGCGCCATAGCTGGGGCGCTTTCATTCAATCTAATAATTTGTAATGTTGTCATAACTTTTCCCTTTCTTGCCTGCCATCATCAGCGCCGGGAGGCAATCCCCAACGGACGCCCAGCCTTGGGCGTTTCGGCTTAAATCTCTTCTATTTCATCAATGTAAAAATCAACCATATCAACCGCGGCTGTAAAGCGCTGCTGGACAGAAAAGCTAAATCCAAAATCTTTATCATACATGGCCGAAGCGCTTGTAGCTACATAGTAAAAGAGGTCTGCCGCCTTGTCTTTATCAAAGGTCCCCTTTCTTGCTTTTTTTCTGAGGTTTTCGATACTCGGCTTAATCTGGCAATTATACAAAACGCCTGAGTTAGTAGCATATAAAAACAGCTCTCTTGCTTCATCGGATGCCTTATAAATCATATTTTTTGTTCTCTTCATATTTTTTTACTTCCTTTCTGTGTTTGTTGTTTTCCTTGTTTCTGACTGTATTATACTTCTATAGCTAGCTATAGTCAACTGTGATATTTCACAAGCTAGCTATAGATTTTTTGTTTATTTTGTCTATAGCTAGCACTATATTTCTATGCTATAATTATGCTAGTGGTGGAATAGGGCCATTATTTATAGGAGGTGTAAAATGAGCAAGTATTCAGAGGCACAGAAAAACGCGATCATGAAGTATCAAAAAGAACATCTTGAGCAGATAAATATCCGCGTGAAAAAAGGATGTAAGCAAAAGTATTTAGACGCAGCAGCCGCCAGAGGGCAAAGCCTAGCGCAGTTTTTGACAGATGCAGCCGATGCAGCTATAGACCGCGATAGCATCCGATCAGCGTCACCAGATGCAGAAGGACCTGCAGCGGCTACACCGCCAGAACTGGAAACGGTAGACCTACAAAGGCTCTTGACCGATGCACGGTATCAGCTTGATATCATGGATATATACGGCCAGGAGCAGACACAGCGACTACTTGATCAGGCACGAAGCAAATAAAAAGGTGGGCATTTTCGCCCACCTTATTTTTTTAAATGAAATAATATTTTCTTACTGTTTTTTCCGTTCTATTAGGGCTGATGCTTAGTAACTCGTCTGGAAGATATCCGGCCTTTGTATAGCCACAACTTACTTTTTCGTATCCGCCTAAGTCTTTAAAAAATTGTACTGCATCAAATACATTAAAAACATAAGTTGCCGGTACTTCTTTTTCTTCTTTTTTCACTTCAACCCAACGTGTGCCGCGCTTAGCATAGGTTGTTTTTTCTTCTAAAATCTTGCCGCCGAAATCCTGGAGACTAGAAATATTTGGATATTTCTTAAAAAGCTTTCTATAAGTTTTTGCTAACTCTGAATATAACATTGTTTTTTCCCTTTGCTTGATGTATAATCAAGCTACCTTTCTTTTTTTTGATTGGTGCCGGTTGCGTTTGCTTGGTAGGTAGTGCAACCGGCTTTTTTGTTTACACCCTTATTATATCACTTTTAAAAGTTATGTCAAGACTTTTTATAACTTTTTTTCGTTATATTTTTTCTTGACTTTTTGCCGCAGAAAAGCTACTATATATATGTAGCGATACACCAAGCACGAAAGGAGAGTACTACAAGCATGATAAAGTTTAAATTTGACGTAGCTAGCGCATTGGCTACCGCAGGCGTTACAGCCTACACAGCGCAGAAAAGCGGTATTTTATCACAGGATACATGGCGAAAGATTAAGGCAGGAGATACACATATAAGCCTTGAGGCTATTAACCGTATATGCTGCATTTTGCACATGCAGCCGGAACATCTTATATACTATGCACCAGACCAAGCCGAAGAAGAAAAAATTTTAAAAAACTTTCGAAAAAAAGCTTGACATAGTAACTTTTTTAAGTTATACTAAAGGCACAAAGAGAGAAAGGAAGCCCCAAAGGGCAAAGGTAAAAAGATATGTCAAAGAAGCAGCAGTATACAACAAAGTTTTATGAGAGCAACGGCGGTATTATTGATGCAGTGACACGCGATGAAAGCGGCAAGGTTGTAAACGTTTTCAGCGGTTTCCAAGATGGTTCCATCACAGGTTTGGAAGTCCTGGCAGCGGCTCGCGAAAACTGGCCAGGCGCAGACCCGTTCGAGTCTTGTTAGTGGGACGGAAAGACTATGGAAGAAGTAGCAGAAGAGCTTGAGGAGATGGAGTATCATCCGGAGTATGGTGATTTGATCGCAGAGACGAAGCCAACACCAGACCACTACACAGACGCCCAGTATATCGAATCTGTTGAGTTTAACTGGAGCCGCATGGGGTACGCAGGACTTGACCTTTTTAAAGATTTAGACGTGCCGGAGGCCGTAGCATATCGCATCAAGTCCAGTAGAGAGTGGAACCCAGACGACTGCCGCCGCCTGTGTGAGCTGGCTGACATGGTGGACGAGTACGACAGCGCCGACAGTGACACCGTAGAGGACGTAGTAAGCGCAGCAGCCGACAAGCTCGGCGTTGAGATTTTTTGAGAGGAGGCAGCCACATGAGTTACAGCAAGTTATCAATTTTAAAACCAGGACAGACTTTTAGTATCGGAGACGCTGTTTTTATTTTGCTTGAGCACGGCAAGGATACTACAAAAGCATTAGCTATCAAGAATGCTTGGACTACTCAGCCGGTTATGATGGAGCAACCGTTTGACGCGCATGAGTCTAATTATAAGCTTTCGGAGCTTAGAAAGGACATAGAATCATGGGATAATCAAGGATGGATCGAAGATCAGGTCGGAGCAGAAAATCTAGTAGAACATACCGTAAGCTTAACAACGGTAGATGGACAAGACGACTACGGAGAGTTAACATGCAAAGTTCGCCCGATCACTTTTGACGAGGCTCGACAGTATAACAATTTGATTTCAGATCCTGACGACGACAGCAGCTACACAGCAGGTTATTGGACGTGTACAGCATGGAGCGTACCGCGCCGCACCGGATATGAGACAGGCAATTTTGTTGCATATGTTACCTATAACGGCATGATTGAACAAAATAATCCCTATTGGGGCTATGATGTGCGGTTAGTGTGCGTTCTTAAGTCAGATATTGACGTATTAGTTGATTGACCAAGGCAGCCGCCCCGGAGGTTACGAGGGCAGGAAGGCGAAAAAATGAAAATTAAAGACGAAAAAAGACTCGTAGAAATTATTATGAGAGTATGGGAGAATGGTCAATATAGCCAAGACCTCAGCACTGACCTTTTAATTGATGGCTCTTTTGAGTATGACCAAGGGGCTTGCAAGGTGGATAGCGTCAATGACGTCATTGACTATGCTTTCGACTGGCAAAATTGCACAGGTGATTTTATCGAGGATGAAGACCCAGACAACAACCGCCGCGTTGATGTTGATGTAATTTCTAATTCAAGCCATGAAAAGCCGTACGATGAGTTCACAGCGAGAGCGCAGCAAGTAAAATCTGACGCACTGGCAACGGATGAGGCTTCCACCCTTTTTGATGGGGGATGGCGAAGCAGTGATTATTACCAGCTGATGTTTGAGCGTAGATGTGACAAAGAAGAAGCCGCCGGCATCTGTGCAGCACTTGCCACTTTTGAGCAGTAATTCGCACCTGCCCGGCAAGGTTAGAGCCGGGAGAAAGAAGCTTTATGCAAACGGTTAAAATTTTTAGAGTGTATGGAGCCGAGGGACACCGCCAGCGCGAAAGCTTTTATCGCTCCTATGTATCCGATATATCACGCCCAAATTCTCCGCGCTCCATCGAGGTGCGGAACAGTGACAAGACAGGGACCAATGATTTTTCTATTTTGCAGATCGTTGGAGAATCAGACATTGACTGTTACACTGAACTACAATTACAACTGTCAACTGGAGCTTTTGAGTGCTCGAAAGTAGGCGATGTATACGAGATTCTAGCCGATGGCCTCGCCGTAAAGATGGGAGCAACAGACCGGGGCTTTTTGCCTGTAGGCACTCCCAAAAGTCTTCCAGCGCCAACCCCAAGCAAGCTCAAAAAACCACACAAAAGAGAGCAAAAAAAATATGTGTCCGTGTTGTGTGACGATGGGCACATAAAGAAAGTACTGTATGACAAGATCATAGAGCACGAGAACGCTATTATAGATGACAATTTAGGCTATGGCTACTTACACAACTACACCTCACAGGAGCTAAGAAGCTACCAAAAAGAAGCCTATGCAGATCTGAAGGAGTTAAAACGGCAGCTTAGAGAGTATCCCGGAAGCGTAATCAAAGAGGACCCTACAACAGAGCGCTTTGTTTTGGCTTATCCCAACTCTTAAAAATTCAGAAAGAAGCACGGCAGGCGCACAGCTTGCCGTTTTTCTTTGCCCATTTTCAGACATTCAGCCGTAAATTTTTAATTTGTGCAACTTGCACTTTTAAAAATATTTAACTTGATTTA